GGGTTTGATGCATTCAAACAAGCTCAATCTATACTAGCAGGTGCACCCGGTGACAAAGGTGCAGCAGCACAGTTCTTCAATGCCATACGGCAGCGTAAGCAAGTTGTTCAGCATGCAGAGAATAAGCTCGAGGCAGCAAAAGAAATTGCTGACTATCATATCGAAGACAAGATACTGACCTTCGGTGGTACTAACGAGTTTACAAATCTGATGGCTGATAGGCTTGGGGCTACTGCGTATCACTCAGGTAAGACACAAGCACAACGCAGAAAGATTCTTGAAGCGTTCAACAAGTCTACTACGAGTATACTATGCTCTACTAAAGCTTTGAATCAAGGCTTCGATGTACCCGATGTAGGGGTCGGTATCATCGCAGGTCTAGAGTCCAAGACGTTGTCTATGATACAGCGTGTGGGTCGACTCATCAGGTTCAAAGAAGGGAAGCGGGGTAGAATCTACATCCTGTATGTCCCAAACTCACAAGAAGAAAAGTGGCTAGAGAGTGCCACGAAAACTCTCAGTAATGTCAAACGTGAAGACCTCACATCAATTTTAAACTCATGAACTATACGGAAAAAGAAGATCTAGCTATCTACAAGCACATTGCTAATCGCCCTAAGGATGCTACTGTTAGGTCTAGAATCAAGTCAGCTCTCAAACTAAAGAGTGTAGACAAGTCTAGAACTGAAGGTGGGATTAGGAACAGATGGGCTACCTTGGCAGGCCCTAATCCTCCTATGCATATCTACTATTACAGAGGCATGCAGGCGGATGAAGAACCCAAGAAGTCCCCAATAACAGCTCTCAAGGATGCTCAAGAGTATCACGGAGTAGAGATGTACATTGGAGTCAAGCAAATGGACTGCCGTTACCCAACCAATGCGTATGCACCTGTTGAAGTTGAGTTCGAAGAAACTCCTAAGCCTAAACCACGCAGGTGCACGACTTTGGATGAAGCTGTGGAAGAGCTTCGTAAGCAAGGTGCTAAGAAGGCTGTTATTCCTCTGCGGTTTAACAAGAAGATCACTGTAATCTTCAAGGACTGATGGCTAAGTACGAGCCTAAGATGTACCCCCTGATGTGTAGAACATTCTGGGAGTCAAGATCTAAGTCTGACAAGAGCGTAGAAGATGCTTCTAAAGCAGCACTCAAAGCTCTTGAAGAAGTTTACCCAGATCTAAAGGGGAATCACCAAGGTGTTAGAGCTAAATGCTATGAGCTTAGACGTAATGGGTATGATTGGGAGACTGATAGCTTCAAGGCTGAAGTCAAACCCCCTACTCAACAAGTTGTAGAGCAAGTAGTTGCTGCTCCTGAAGCTGGATCCCCGAAGCAAATGATCATGAAAATGCCCAACGTGGGTATTGAGATTACAATTATGTTTACAGACAAGTAATGCATATAGAAATTGATACAGATATTCTTAACGATCTTGGAATAAGTGCTGATGACTTTGTATATTTGTATCTCTTGCATGCCAAAGCTTACGATTTGATTCGTGAGTTGTCTATCAAGCCAAACACTGAGTTCCTTCAAACGGAAGGGTACGTTAAGCTGGGAGAGGATGTGGAAGACGATGTCGTACGACAGAAATTCCTTGATTGTATCGAGGATTCTTTCGATAGGATGTGGTCTGAACTCCTCTCCCACTTTCCTCTAAAGGTGTATTCGAAAGGTAATGTGCGTATTCTACGCGCAAAGGATGCCGACGCTCGTAACAACCAGAAGGCGAAGAAAGCTTATCACAAGGTGATTGGGAAGAATGTAGCAAAGCATAACAAGATTGTTAACTGTCTCAAGAACGAGCTAGAGTTTCGTAAGAGCAACAACAGTCTTGAGTATATGCAGATGTTACAGACATGGGTAAACCAGCATACGTGGGAGCAATACGAAGACATTGATGTCGGAAGAACAGACGACCAAGACAGAAGAATTACCCGCCAACTCTAAGCTGATACTGCCTCTAGGGCTTGAGCATATATCTAAATCAGTAGACAAGTCTATTGAGAATGTGGTAGATGCTCGAGAGGGTAATAGGAAAGTCTTTTCTACTCAGTGGAATAGACTTAACCGTAATCTTATGGGGGGATTGCAGCCCGGTAAGATGTATGTTATAGCTGGGAGACCCGGTGTGGGTAAATCAGCCTTTTCTAACCAGCTCATCTTCGATGTTCTAGACAAGAACCATGACAAGAATGTCATTGTATTGTACTGGAGCTTCGAGATGCCTGGTGAGCAGCAGATACTGCGTGCAGGTTCGAAGCATACTAAGCTTCAAACTGCAGAGCTGTTGTCAGTGGATGGTAAGCTTTCATCTGAAGGCTATGCTAATTATGTACAGTCTGTACAGAAGTATAAGCAATACCCTATATACTTCTGTTCCGTGCCCCAGGATGTACATGATATAGAGCAGGCAGTGCGTACTGTTAGGCAACAATTGCATGATCCTACTGTCATCAATCTGATTGACCACTCTCGCCTTGTACCCAGCACATTAGACATCGAGTTACTCAAACTCAATCAGTTGTCTAAGACGTGTATGTACATGCAAGCGCAGCACAGCTCTATCACTATTCTGTTGTCTCAGCTCAATCGTAACATTGAGCAAGAGTTCCGTGCCAAGAATCAATATCAGCCTATGCTGACCGACTTGTTCGGGGGCGATTCTATTGGTCAGGATGCACACGTTGTCATGATGTTGCAGCGTCCTTATGACCTGTATGGTATCACTGACACCTATTGCGGTGAGGATCCACGTGGCTTAATGGCTGTCCACGTAGAGAAAAACCGCGATGGTTTGCTCGGGATGATACCCTTTGAAACTGATCTATCAACCTTTACAATTAATGAGCGAACTAGCACTTCCCAAGAAGGTGGTTAAAGCCACACGCAAATCACCTAAGAACATGATAATCTATGGTCCTCCCAAGATCGGTAAGACCACAGCATTGTCACAGCTTGAGGGCTGTCTCATCATCGATCTCGAGGACGGGAGCGATATGGTGGACGCACTCAAGATCAAAGTAAATTCTATTGCTGACCTAGGTAAGATAGGTAAGCAAATCATGCAAGAAGAAAAGCCATACAAGTATATTGCTATCGACACTATCACACAGCTCGAGGTGTGGTGTGAAGAAGAAGCAAAGAAACTGTACAAGGCCACACCTATGGGTAAGAACTTCGATTCCGATAACAAGGGATTGTCTGTCCTTACTCTGCCCCAAGGTGCTGGTTACCTGTACCTTCGTAAGGCTTTCATGAAGTGGTTCTTCAATCTCTCCAAGCTTGCAGACCATGTCATCTTTGTTGGTCACCTCAAGGATAAATACCTTACCAAGAATGGTAAAGAGGTGAAGGCTAACGACTTGTCACTGTCCGGCAAGCTTCGTGAGATAGCCTGTGCCAATGCAGATGCCATTGGTTATGTGTACCATGGAGAGGGTAAAACCAGAATATCGTTCGATTCTACAAACGACGACACAGCAGGCTCCCGCTGTGAGCATCTACGTGGCCTGGATGCTGAATTGGATTGGAGCAAAATCTTTATCGACTAAACCCCAAACAAATGTCTATTGACGCAAGAGTAGATGTCGAGACTAACTCGACACAGGAGGAGACACCTCAAACCCTGACCATTTCGCAGCTCATCAAGCACCTCAAAGAGGATGGGATGACTCGTGATGAGATCAGGAAGAAGTATGGACTGACAATAGCAGAGGCGAAGGATATATTCTCTCACCCGAAGCTGAAAGGTCTACGTGTGAAGACGTACAAGACTATCCGTGTTACCTTGATTGACGATACTCAAGATCCAAAAACTGAAGACAACCAATCTGAAATACAAGACTAATGGCAATTCAATCAAACTCCTCTGACGTACAAGTAGCTGGTGGGGGTATCCCACTGTTTACTGGTATCGCACCTGTGCGTGTTGTGGCAGTCAACCCTAACTTGGGTGAGCTAGCTTCCATCGGTGTCAACATGAAGACAGAGCCTACATACTCTGTCGATATGGGTGATAAGACGGGTAAGCTTGCATTCTGGCTGCACAATGACGAACATAACTTCACCACCAGACTCGAGATCCTCATCGGTGACAAGCATCGTAAGGAATCAGCAACAGGTAAGTTCCAAATCACCAACAATTACGGTCAGGTTACTTGGGCAAAAGACCCTAGTTCAGCTCCGGACTGGTTCAAATCTGAAGGTGTACGTCGTACTTATCCGGGTGAGGAAGTTCTCATTGACTTCGTCAAAGCGTGGGCTAACATACCTAACGATGGTGAGTGTGCTTTCGATACCGTTGATGATATCTTCAGTGGTAAGGTTGAGGAACTCAAGAAGCTTGTTACCTCTCTTTCCGACAACAAGCTCCGAGTCATGCTCGGTGTCAAAGACGGTAAGTACCAGCAGGTGTACAACAAGTGCTTCGGAAGACTCAAGCCAAAGCGTGATGATATCTTCGTCAGAAGATTGAACGATGAATATGGTACCTTTAACGCTGAGTACAACTCTGACCTTCAGTTGCAACGGTACACACCTAATGTAGTAGCACCCAACGAAGAGGAGCCGGCAGCCGTAGAGGCTGACGATCCTTGGAGTTGATGATGAGGGGGAGAGTAGGACAAGATGCTCTCCCCCAATACTCATCATGATACAGTCAAGAAAAAGCGAAGATGTACTTAATAAGGATACGATACTAGAGAAAGTCTCTGAGTATCAGATCTTTCAGTATTTCTGCTCTCACTTCGAAGAACCAAACAAGAAGTTTAAGAGCGACCTTCGTGAAGATAACAACCCTACAGTCTCTATCACTCAGTACGGGGGTAGACTCTGGTATAAAGACTTCGGTTGTCCTGAACACAGCTTCGATTGTTTCAGCTATATTGGATACAAATACAACCTTAGTTTTTATGATACCCTACGACATATTGATCGGAACTTTGGTCTCGGGCTCAGCGCTGGCAGTCGCATGCGCGTTCCTGTTAGAAAGCTGGAGAAGGAGATCAGAGAGAAAAGACCGGCGAAGATAAAAGTTCGTACAAGAGACTGGGAAAAGTCTGACTTGGATTTCTGGTCACAGTTTGCTATTGATAAATCTGTTCTGTCTAAATTTGATGTGCTCCCTATCACACACTATTGGATTAATGAACAGCGTTTTTCGTGCACTAGTATCAGTTATCGTTACAGGTTTGACTGCGGTTATAAGATTTACCGTCCTCTTGAAACAGATTTTAAATGGGCTTCTAACGTGGGTGCTCACTGCTTGCAGGGGTATCAACAGTTACCTAGGAGTGGTGAGACTGTATTTCTCACAAGTTCCCTTAAGGATATCATGTGCCTTCGAGTGCTTGACTTCCCCGCCTTCGCTCTTCAGTCGGAGATGCTCATGCCGTTACAAGAAACTATCACCGAAGCGAAAGCCCGCTTCAAAGAAGTAATTGTACTGTATGATAACGACTTCGATAAGAAGCGTAATGCAGGGCAAGAGATGGGGGAGAAAATCTGTCGTGAGTACAACCTTACTAATCTAGTTATTCCTTCGTATTATCGCAGTAAGGATATCTCTGACCTAGTTAGAGATCATGGACTAGATACAGCAAGGAATGTCATCACGGGGAAGGAGAACCGGAGCACGGAATTCAAGGAGCAGAGTACGGAACGCGAAAGCGAAAGAGGTTGACGGAATAAAGTTTCGTTCTCAGCTAGAAGCCCACTGTTACAGACAACTCAAAGAAGCAGGCATCAAGTCTGACTACGAGAAGCACAAGTTTGTGCTGCTCGAAGGCTTTTACTATGAAGCTGCTTCTTATGAGGACAACGGTAAAACTGGATACTTGGACAAACAGAAGTATAAAGTCCGAGACATTACTTACACTCCTGACTTTGTTGACCCACAAGGTCGATGGATAATAGAGTGTAAGGGCTATGCTAACGAGCGTTTCCCACTTAAGTGGAAGATGTTCAAGAAGTTGTTGATGGAACGCGAGAATCCTCCGGTGCTATTTGTACCGAGGAATCAGAAGCAGAACATCGAGACAGTACAGAAAATCCTAGAAATTATAGCCCCTACTAGTTAGGGGCTTTTCATTATGAGTATCAAAACAATTGGGACCTCGGTCGTTAGTAACACCGAGGGGGTCAAAAAGCGGATCAATAAAGCCGCTGAGAAATTGGTCTTTGATGTTCTTCAATCCACACAATACTCTACACCTATTGCTTCAACTGTGCGTGAGTTAGTAACTAACGCCTGCGATTCACAACGCGAGAAGGAGATTGCTATAGAGATTATTAACGGGGAGAAGAAAGTTGAAGACTATTACATCACACGTACAGAAGACGAGTATCGTGACTCAAACTTTAATCCTAGTTATTATAACAAAGAGTACCTTAGCTCTGAAAATCTAGTCGAAGTAAACTATTATGAACGAGACGGTACAGGTTATTGCGATCGGTTTAGCGTTATGGACCATGGCGTGGGTATTGGCGCTAATAGACTCGAAGGTTACCTCGAACTGGGTTTCTCGACAAAGAGGAACACAGCAGAAAACTTCGGAGCCTTCGGACTTGGGGCAAAAGTCCCACTCTCAACAGGAGTAGACTTCTACACTGTAACTACCGTACATAACGGTAAGCTATTCAAGTTTAACTGCTATGCCTACAAGACTGACTTTCTGATCAGTAAGTGGGAAGCAGACGGGAGTGTGGTACTATCAGATGGTACTATCGTTTACTACCAGGATGCAGCAATGCTGAACTACACTGAAGTTTCCTTCGGTGTCAAGCGTCACAATCGTATGAAGTTTGTTGACGCAGTACAGGATCAGCTATGCTACATCCCAAACGTTAAGTTTTACTATACGTATGAGGACGGTCATACGAGTAATAAGACACTAGGAAACAGTGTCTTGTACAACTCTGACAACCTCATACTAGGTGAATCTTATGCATGGTCTAAACCACATATACTGCTAGTTAAGAACCAAGGAGCCACTACGGGGATTAACTACGGCTATGTGGATTTTAGAGAGCTGGAGATGGAACAGCTGTGGGGTTCGGTCGCTATCAAGTGTCCGGCTCGTCAGGTGTACAAAGACAGCGAAACAGGTGAGGAGGTCATCGTCCAAGAGGGCGTTGATGTCACACCTTCGAGGGAGAAAGTTATATGGAATGACCATACGAAGAAGTTCATACAAGAAGCTATTGAGAGGGCAGCTCAAGACGCTACTAATATGATCGAGGAATCGTTAGATGAGAAAGACTTTATGACATGGGTCAGAAAGTGCAGAGATGTTCTCTATACAGGGCAACATAACAATTCCGCACTATCTAATCTAGGTCGTATCGTTGATAAAGAGAAGCTGCGCCCACGTTTTCCTGGTGACAAGAACATTGCATATGGTGCACCTAGTGTATTGCTCAAAGGTTACAAGGTTCGTAACGTGCGCAAAGTAGTTAAAGGAGGGAAGGTTACGATAGAGAGAGAAGAAGCTGGATGGAGTCAGGTCAATTTCGATAACCTGTACTTCGTATCTGGGAATGCGTCCAAGGTGAAAGACATGTACCTACTGCAGAATGGTACATTATCCATCATCAGCGAGCACCACCCTGTAATCCCAGAGTTTGCAACCAAGACTCAGCTTGCTGCATTCGATGCCATTGATATGGCTAGAGACAGCAACTGGGAATTGATTAAAGACTCTAAGGTTATCAAGTGGGACTACGATGAGATGGAAGTACCCAAGGACTTCGAAGAGAATCTAGAAGCGATGGAAGAAGCAGCTATAGCAAACTTACACTTTGCTAATATGTCTGCAGAAGAGAGAAGGAAGCTAGCTGGTACCGATGTGCTGTACACACTTCGGAGGCCACACGCTGGAGACGAGAAATACTCAACGTTTGTAGAGGCTTGGGTATTCGATAAGGTAGAAGCACCTCTGAACAGCATCAAGAATTCTTCCATAGAAACTTTCTACGGTACTAAGGAAGATGAGGCGCTGCTCAAGTTAGCTGCTACCATATGTGCTCCGCAAGTTCCTAGGTGGGAAGATATCTACTCAGCAGCATCACCGTGGGATATGACGTATCGTAATGATACTGCAGTTGACGGGCATCCATGCTTTAGTCAATTCAATCCTGTGCGCTTCCACAAATGGGCTGGAGGTTGGCCACAAGGATTGTCTCCTGTAGATGCTGTAAAGCAAACAGATATACAAATCTTCAGAGTTTCCCAAAAGACAGCTAAAGTGTTAAACGGTAGCAATGCCAAGCACATTAGCGAGTTCTTCTCTATCATTGAAAACGATAAATGGACAATGCACAGTAAAGCTAGACAATGGCTGACGGGAACATCTCTCGTCAATCTACCTGAGTGGGTAGGTCATCTTCGTCATATCGACCCACAGTTTGGGGATGTCTACGATAAGCTTAGGCAATACGATAAGTATCAGTACTACAAGAACAGTTTAACACCTCAGTCTGAAGCAGCACAGGATATCATCAGGTTGATGAAGAAGATGCATGAGATGCAAGTCTTCTTGGAATCAACAGATGACCCTGAGCAAATAAAGGCTAAGTCATTGGAACTGTTTAAGGTAGCTGACATCGATTGCACTATCTTTAACGATGAGATCTTACAACTGAGTATGTATATGGAGGAGTACCTCGAGCCACTCAGAGCATTGTTTGATTCTGTGCACTTCTACCCTAATCGTGGAACTGAGTTCTGGGATGAAGTAGAAGCATATATGAAACTGAAAGACAGAAATAACTTTAACCCACCATTATGATCAGCATCAACGTGATAGGTGAATTGATATCCGGCAGCTACGGCAACACCCCGTACTCTCGTTCATTCGAGAAGGATATCTACGAGCAGATGGTTTCGCTTGCTAATCAAGCGGACGCTGCTGATTCTGTGGAAGAATACAACAAGATACTCTCTGAGTTTTCTTTGTTGTGTACTGAGGATCTAAGTGAGAGAAGTATAGAAGCTGACTTTGTCGGTGCTACTCTCTACAAGGATCCTGCGGGACGTTACTTCGTTCAGTTCAAAGACGGGGGAATCATTGACATTGCAATGCCTAAGACATTCGTAGATAGAATCTATGAGTCAGAAGCATTGGGTGCTGATGTTACTCCGCTCTTTAAGCTCTGGATGCGGTGGTGCCGCAATCCTATACTCCGTGAGAAATTGCGGAGCGGTAAAGGTGAAGATTTCACCAAGCGATTCTGTGAGTTCGTAGACATGAAGTATGTGCATCCTACCCTGAAGCGTGAGCTGATGGAGGATCACGGTCTGAGTGAAGAGCTTGCAGAAAAGCGTGCTACCATGTACCAAGTTAAGATCACCAAAGAGGGTCTTGTCAATGCTTTCAAAGTATCTCGTGAGATACTGCACAAGTATGACACTGAGACTGGGGAAGAGATTCCTCGCTATCAGCGTACCTTCAACCCTGATACTGGGGAGATAGACAGTGAAGGCTTCCCAGATATTGTGGAGGACAGACTGTTCGAACCTTCAGTGATGGGTAGCGGTGGTGATGCTTTCTACTGTGAAGGTGCTAACGGATATGCAGAACCTCAACACTTTATTAAAGTTGGTTGTACACACAGACTCCCATCATGGAGTAATGTGAATACAGACGACTCACGATCTTGTGTAGAAGGTTTGCATGTCGGTGGCCTTAAGTACATCGCATGGTACACTGGTGAGATTCACAATATATTCGTTGACCCAATGCATATTGGTGCTATCCCTGATTCCTTGGATGGTGCCATTCGTTGTTTGCAATACTTCGTACACTCCAGCCTTGTTGGGGTGAACGGTAGTATGTATCATTCTTCGTCCTATGCTGCTCTAACTGATGAGCAGTGGGAAGAGATGAAGGAAGATATCATTGCAGAATACAACAAGATTGCAGATGAGACGGCGGAGATAAAGGTACTGTGACATGAGCAGTATCGAGAGACTACCCAGAGATGGGAACATCTGTCTCATTGATGCTGATTCTCTGTTGTACTATGAAATGGATAAGCCTACCCTAGAGGATGCTATCTATGGAATAGACCAGAGGATTGCAACAATGCTATCAGAGTGTAACACTTCCAAGTTCGTTGGGTTCCTTACAGAAGGACGTTGCTTCAGGTATGAAGTGACTGATAACTACAAAGGGAATCGTAAAGGACGACCTAAACCTCCTGTGTTCTATGCACTGCGTGAGCATCTCAAGCAGAAGTATAACATGTGGGGTATCAAGGAGCTGGAGGCAGACGACCTTGTGAGCTATTACTCGTATACGGATAACCGTAGTACGATTATCTGCTCACCCGACAAGGACGTTCTGTACCAGTGTGTTGGGATGCATTACAACTATGGTAAGGCAGAGTTCCTGCATACTTCACCTGATGAAGCACTTAAGTTCCTTTGGAAGCAAGTGCTCATGGGTGATAGTACGGACAATATCCCAGGCATTCCCGGTGTCGGTGTTAAAACCGCTGACAATTGGTTGAAGGACAGAACCAAGGACTACGAAGCATTTGCGCTGAAGAAGTTCGTGGAGAAGTTCGGTATGGTGGAGGGTGTGATGAAGTTCCATGAAACCTTTAGGCTCGTCTATCTGTTGAAGACAGAAGAAGACGTGCGTAGGGAGACTGGAAGGTCATTACTACCTCTGCAACTTACTCAACTAATAGAAGAGGAAGAGCCATGGTGAGATGTCCGGACCTACAATTCACCCCTATCAATGGGAGAACTGTACGTCTGACTGGGAATCTCTCTAAGTGTGAAACAAAGAAGATTCAAGATGTAATCATAGGAATTGATTGCAAGCTCGACGATTGTACGTTTGAGATTAAGATAGGGGGGACTATTAGGGCTAGACCCAAGTCCCCCTATCGCATCAACGTGATCACACCGTGCACTGGTGAGCGCAACCAAGTAGTGTGCTATGACTTGTCAGTGGATAGACTCACAGATTCGAGCATATTCCTTCTCCCGATGATGGGTGGGAATAGAAAGCTGATGCTGTGGCATTCACTGTTTGTCAATGCGTTCATGGGTACCCCTGAATACCCTGAATGTGTTGCATTACTATATCGGTTTTCAGGCGATCCCTTGTTTACTAAGTTCGAATCTGCTTTGTGTTCGTTCAGGAATTTTAAGATACGTATCGACCCTGATCCGTATCATGTATTATTTGTGTTCGATGTTCCGGAGGAAGCTAAGTCTTCATATGCAGCATTTGTAGATGGAAGATTTTCTGAGATAGATGATGATTGGAAGCTGAGAATATTGGAGTTTCATGGCTTTGACTTCGACGGACACACTGGGAAGATTCTCTTTAAGGACCCTGGATTAAGATCTCATATTGAGAGACAGCTTGATGTAACGCTACCTGCAGATGCAGAGCTGCACAGCAAGCCTAGTTTCGATCTCGAGGTATTCAATCAAGAGTTCTATTCTCCCAGTAAACCAATATTATGAACGACAAAATCAAAGAACAGTTAGGGGATTGGGCACCAATCCTCGCACCGATCTTTGACTCACAGAGATTTGCGAAACTGAAGAAGGACTTAAGCGAAGAGTACAGGAACTACACTTGCTACCCTGCAGTGAGTAATGTATTCAGAGCTTTTGACTGGACTCAGTTTCGTGATCTCCGTGTAGTCATCATCGGACAAGACCCGTATCATAACGGAATAGCTACTGGACTTGCATTTGCAACCAACAACGGTAGGCTCAGTCCCAGTCTTAGGAATATTGTAAAGGAATTACATGAAAGTCATGGTAGGGATGTGAACCCTAATTTCGATACAAGCCTTGAGCACTGGGCTAGACAAGGTGTACTTCTCATCAACACGTCATTGACTGTTAGAGAGAAGGAACCTAACTCCCATAAGAAAATATGGGAAGGCTTTACTGTAGAAGTGCTCAAGCGTATCCGCGCCAAACATAATAACATTGTGTTTGTGGGGTGGGGTAAGGATGCGCAGTCACTGATTGAGCAAATACAAGTAACTGATACTGAAGAAACTCTGTCTTTATTCCCAGAAGAAGAAGGTAGTCATTGGGTGTTAACTGCACCCCACCCGGCTGCTGAATCTTACTCTGGGGGTACAGCTGGGTTCTTTGGTTGTAACCACTTTGTCAAGATTAATGAGTATCTTGAAAGCCCTATTGACTTTTTCAAATACCCAGAAGATGAGCGACGGCATTTGGTTCCAGGAGCAGAATACTTCCACTACAGTGGATAAACTAAAAATAGAAGAGCAAGAGATTCATACTTTGCGCAGGGCTTATTATCTTCTCGACGAGATAAAGGTTATGCTCAGGGAGAAGAATACAGCCTACGGAGATTCAGCATTGAACCCGATTAGATTGTTCTCTCGAAGCGACGCTATCGACGCTATATGCGTGCGTATAGATGATAAACTCAGCAGAATCAGTACCATGGGTATCGATGACAAAGCTGAGGATACAATAAAAGATCTTATTGGTTATCTAATACTATTGCAAATAGCTAAAGAAAGGAAAGGGGGGCGCTGAAGCCCCCCTTTTTTTGCGCCCC